ATAAAACTTCAATAATCGATAATACTGTATTAGACATTATGAACAAGAGAATTTTATTTCCTGACCCAAACGATGAGGTATATGTCATACCACAAGAGTTTGATGAAAGACATGATTTGTGTAGTTATGAAATGTATGGAACTGCAAAGTACTGGTGGATTTTTGCCGTAAGAAACTCTAATGATATCGAAGACCCGATTAGAGACTTCTCAGCAGGAAAAACTATTAGACTACCAACAATAGAAAATATTGAGAATATGGTGTAATTAACATGAGTGGTTTAAAAAAGTTAGCAGAACAATACAACTATCTTTATAATGAATTAGATGAATTTGATTCTTACACTTATTCATTAGAATGGTTTGTTGCTTACAAGAAAAGTACTAGAGAGTTTCAATTACAAGAGGCAGCATTAGCAAAGACTATTGCTAATAATGGTTGGCCGACGACCACAGATAACGTAATCACAATAGCAAAAACTGGATATACAACAGAATTCAATGTAACTGATTTAACAGTTGAGGCTGTTGGTGTTGGAAATTCTAATTATAGTAAAATAGCAGGTACAGCCACTAAACTAGAATTCACTTGTACACAAGTTGGAAATACTAGTCTAGCAGAAACCCTACAGACTGCGGTAGCATTATGTGGATATGTTTCTATATCAGATGCTTCTTACTTTATGAAGATTAATTTTATAGGTTACGCAAACGGTGTACCAAAAACTTTAAATCAGACAAAAGTTATTCCATTCAAAATCAGAGACTACCAAAATATAAACACATCCACAGATGTTAGAGGAACTACTACTGTTCTAAATGGTACAGTTCTTGCTGATACTGTTGTAATGAATTCAGATGTTTCATTGTCCGAATTTAAGTTTACCTACAATAGAGATAAAACACTAGAGAAATGTTTGAACAACTTTTTTAAGATGCTAAACACCGAAATACATGAAAATAATAACACACAATTAGGTTCTAATCTTAAACATTCTTACAAGTACACATTTTCAGAAAAGTTCAAACGTGAATTTGGCTCAGGAAGTATGGAAGGTATTGACGATAACGTACAAAAAGACATGACACCAAAGGGCACAAATGATGCAGTTGAAATAGGTACAGTTAAGTCAGGTCAGGCTATTTACTCTACGATAGAAGAAATATGTCACGTTTCTGAAAAACTTAGAAATGAAATGATAACAGATAACGCAGGATATACTAAAGTTCTGAATATTACTCCTTATATTGTATTAAAAGAAAATGGATTTAATCCAATAAAAGGTACACAATCATATGAGGTAGAATATTTTATTGACTATACCCTTAGACTAGTTGAACAAAATATGCCAGATTATTTTACAAAGACAAAAAATAATGAGAAAAATACTAGAAAGATATTTGATGACGGACATGTTAACAAATATTATAATTTCTTATTCACTGGTAAAAATGACCAAATCATAGATTTTAATATCTCATTAGATGCAGAATTGATAAAAGTCTTTACATCTCCAAATGATGTATGGTCATATGAAGATTATAAGAAAAATAATGACACTAGTGTTTTTATAACAAAAGAACAAGAGGCTTTAATAGAGAAAGCACAAGCAGACTTTGAAGAATCAAGTAGAGTGTTCAGTGAAAAAGAAGTTAGTTTTAATGCAATCAATACTCGAAATAAGGATTTTGTAGATGACTCTAAAACAAAAATCTTATCAGAGATAGCGAATTCGACAGACGAAATGTCAGCACAAGATGTTGAAGATAAATTCGGTGAGTATACATTAGAAGAAATTTTTAGAGAGTTTGGAATTAAAGAACCGCCTGCAGTAGAGGTTCAGCAATCTGGTAGAAAAGGTCCAAATCCTAAGAGGCTTAGGATGATTGGAGATTTAGACGTACAGAAAATATGGGCTAACAAAAAATCACTTGACTTCGCAATTAAAAAAGCACGTGAGGCATATGAAGCGGCTAAGACAAATAAAACTACATTAAACAATGCATTTATTGGACTTCAGGAAGATGTCTATGCTAATCAACTTACTCAATTTTCACCAGATACTCAAATAAATGAGAGTGACAATGTTTTCAGAGATATTAGAAGATTTCGCGGCCCACAAATCATATTAGCAGAAGAATTGGGCGATAATTATATCACCACTACGACTGGCGAAGAATTTAAAAATATTCTTAAAGCACAGATGCAGAACCCTATAACATTTCAAAGGCTGATACAAAAGAAATCAAAAGGCGGAATAACAACTCATAGTGAGGCAGAACCAACTGACTTGGCCCTTGCTAAAGAAAAGTACTATGAAACAAAAGCAGGCAGACTAAGTATGATTTACGCCCAGATGACTATTAAGGGTGACCCTTATTGGTTAGAAGGACATATGCCACCAAAAACAAAAGATAAGATATACAACAGCACCGGAAAAGATGAAGGCGCAATCGGATGGGCAGCCACAACATTTAATGGTTATCCTCATCTAGTTTTAGAATCTAATAAATCAAGTGGAGTAGACGAAAACGAAAATGTTAAAATAACTGGATTGGTAATGAGCCTTTATGCAGTTAGGTCTATAACAAGTTCTTTCAGCCAAGGAGTCTTTACTCAAGTATTAGATATGGTTAAAAACTCATCAGCAGAGTTTTTTCCAAAAACTGACGTTGAAGTTGTTGAAGAATTAGGTGATGGAGATGGAGCAATACGAGTAGTAGCAGGCACAGGCGCTGAAGGACCAGCCGGTGGTGCTGGTAACGGTAATGGTAATCTGTCTGGAACTGGTACAACAAAAGTGCCTCTTACCGCTGACCAACAACTTGCAGTAGATATGGCTTTATCAAATCATATGGAGAGAAATGATGGGTTCCCATTAGGTGGTGCTTATGGACTAGGAGTCAATAAAACTCCAAGTGATAATACATTTAAAAAGTTCGTGGGTGACGCATTCACTACTATTGGCGAAACTGTTAGTGGTATATTCACTGAAGACCCAGAAGAAGTTGCGGAAGATATGATTGAAAATTCCGATGAACAGATGGAAATACTTGATGAAGTTAATAATCCAACAGTAGAAGTGAATCCAACACAAAAACTAGGACAAATAAATCCAGACCTGCAACTCTTAGATAATACGAATCGTCAAAATCAAGCATTATTTTATTTAGAAAATGTTAAAGATATGAGAGCCGAATGTGCAGGTGGCAACCAGGCTGTATGTACACAACTACATAAAACTAAAGCAGATTTACTAGCAACGCTTCCTCTAAATTTAACAGAAGCCGATGTTGGAAATCCAGCAACTATTACAGCAGTAGAAGATTATTTTAATGGAGTTATCGCTGATGGTGATACAAACGCAGACTTTAATCTTGGTTTACATGAGATAGCGGCATACGAGTATGCTCTTGGTGGAAAAATGTCCATAACTGGAAAAGATGACCAAGAGTTTCAGATTGACAGAATCGCAAAGAGTTTCTATGGAGAAAGAAACGCAGAAATAATAGTAGAAGAATTACAAAATGAAGAAATTGGCGAGTTGTGGTCATCAGTAGGACACAATGCTTTAATAAATGGCAAATCATCATTTGTTAACAGTGAGATGCCAGCAGTTGATATTGGTAATGTATCTGATAATAGTGATATAATAAACGAATCTGTAAATGAAGCAAGGGTTTTTAATCCAGAGACAAGAAGACTTGAAATAGAAAAGATACAAACTGGAACTCTAACAGCGACAGAAACACAAGATGTTAAGACGTTGAATGAAGAGATTAATAGTGTAATCAATGAGGCTATTGAAACATATCCAACAACGTGGCCGAGAGACTTCACGGGACAAGTTTTAGAAAAGAAACAAGAAGAGTGGTTTGAAAACAGTGCGACAGTCTTAGATGAAAAGATAAAAGAAGCAGGAATAACAGTATCTGAGGCCGAAAGAACAGAGATGCTTCAAAAGATTGCTGAAAAGATTAGCAATGAAGGCAGAATAAGTGTACTGTCAGACACAGAATTTAAAAAAGTTGAGGGGTATGCAACAGCAATTAATACTATTAATAATAACTCTAAATTGGGTAACAGAGGAGTAGTAGCCGAAACAGTTATAGCAAACGAAACAGTCACTGAAATAGCAACATTAAAAAGTGAGCATGAAAATCTTGTGGCAAACATGTATCCCAATTTGGATCCTGTCACACTTAAAGCAGACATGGACAGAAAAAGAGAAATAGAATTACAAATTGCTGAAAAAGAATTAGCATTATCGGTTGAAAGTGCATCATATATAAGAACTATACCAGGAGAAGCAGGCACATATACGCATGTTCCAATAATGGAACCTGTTAATAGTGGAGTTACTTCGGCAGAACGTTCATTTTTGAAACAAGAATCTACTGGTGAATTTGTTCTTATTCCACCATCCGATGCCACAAGTGACCAGTTAGCAATGTATAATGCAACTACAAATCAAGCAGAGCAAATAAATCAAGCAAATGCGATATACGATGCTATGACTCAAAATGTACCACGATTTACGGGTACAGATGACTTTGGTCCATATGAAGTAAATGATTACAATAATTTAGCAGATATATCATATGTAGATGCAAATGGTGATACTCAGACAATTAAAAATCCTAGTAACGAATTTGGACTATATACAAATAGTTATGATGAAATGTATCCTGGTGTTATTGCAGACCACGAGACATTGATGCAAGATATTGCAAAATTGTTTCCTGATGTTTATGCCGAAACGCCATCACCACCATCAACTTCAGATGGCGGACCGCTAAAGGTTATAATGACTGTACCAAAGTTTTATATAAAAGATAAAGAGAATAATTGACATGGCAGATAATACATTAAAACAATCACAAGATGAACAACATGCTAAAATGGCAAACCCAATGGTTCCTAAGTTGGGCAATATATACAAAGCAATTACAGTCACAGAAACACCTTCTGGCGAATCACTAATTGACCCTATGGGACAAGGAAGAATTGCGGCATATATTCCAGCATTAGGAGAAAGTCCTGATAATCCAACGATATTCAAACTTGCAAGAAGTTCATCTATATTTAATGTTCCAGATAAAACGGGAATAACTGTGCTTGTCTTTTTTGCAGATATTGATTCTACTAAAGACGCATATTGGTTTGCTATCGATAACCCAGTAGTAGATATAGTTGCTGGTGGTCCTTTAGGAAATCCACAAGTTGATGGCAGTGGTATAGGCGAAGGTGCTTATGCGGATGTTTCTGTTATGAAAGATTTTACAAAAGTAACAGATACAGAAGTAGACGGTGCTGAACTCCCCAACTCAGCGTTCAATAAAATACTTGCTGACCAAGGCACGTTGTCCGATGAACATAGAGGACCAACAACGACAAGTTCTTACAGAGATGCGGCATATGAGACAGTGCAACATGCAAAAGTTATGGGTTTCAAAACATCTGGTGGTTCATCTGTTTCTATAGATGACGGAAGTATTGCAGATGACGGTACAATTCATGCAGAACAAATAAAGATAACAACATCTTCTGGTGCGGCAATCACATGTGATGGCGGCAACGACTTTATTTACATAGTGAATAGTACTGGTTCTGGATGGGTAGAAATCGGTGCTGGTGGTGAAGTCATGGTGTATGCTGAAGGCTCTTTAAACATGAGAACTCAAAAAGATTTTAACTTACGAGCGGACAAAAATATAAACATGGAAGCCGGAGAAGATATAAACATTCGTAGTTTCCGTAATACTAAAATTAACACAGATAAAGAACTACATTTAAGAAGTACAGGAACACAGTTCTTACAAAGTGAAGCAGGAATGAATATTAATGTTGGTGTTAATTGTGTTGTATCAACTTATGGAGTATTGCATCTAAACGGACCATTAGCACCAGAATCAGAACTTATCTTAACTAGTGATATGCCAGATATAGAAGACTTAGAAGCAACAGAACTTAAAAAAACAATTGTATCTGAACTGCCAACACATGAACCTTTTATTAGACCACATGCTAAAGACCCAGACACAAGTAATTTTGCAAAATTAATGGCTAGTGATGATGGCTTAGATAAATCAGGATTAAAAAAATGATATACGATAAACGTCCCGGCTCATTACTAAATTACATACAAATGCCATTAAATGTCATAACGGATAATGGTACTTTCTTAGGAACGGGATACCACGAGAATGGTAATCCAACTTATATACTATCGCATATAAGAGTACAAGTTAGTAATATTAATGATTTGACTTTTTCGCCTGTGAGTAAAAATGCTATTATACTTGATAACAAACCATCACTCACTGTTAAAGATAATATAGTTGGATATAATTATAAAATTTCAGATACTGAAGTTGATTATGGATATATCACTGTTGCTTCTACTCGTGTAGATATTTCTGTTGGTAAAATAACAAAAGGCATGGCAGAGTTTATCTTAGAAAAACAATTAAGAAACATAGGTAATGTATTAGAGAAATTCATTACTGTAAAGATTTCACAGCCACAATATGATGCGTTATTGTATCACTTTTACTATGAAGGTGTTAGCACTATAGAAACTAGTCCAATTATAAAACTTATAAATGAAAAAGATTGGTACTCAATCACAGATGAAATTCAAAGCAATATAAAGAAGAATGGCAAAGTAGATACTAAACTAGCACAAAGAAAAATGAAAACTTCAAAAATGTTTAGTAACGTTCCTGGATTCTAACGCTTATCTATAACTTTATCTGCTAGTCCAAAAGCAACAGTTTCTTCAGCAGACATAAAGTTGTCTCGCTCCATCGCTTCAGTCAACTCTTCGAATGTTTTTCCAGCAGTATTATGTGAAACATATATTCCAGTTAGTCTTTCTTTCATCTTAAGAATTTCTTTTACTTGAATTTCCATATCAGTTGCTTGTCCACCAGCACCACCGCTTGGTTGATGAATCATTGTGCGACTATTCGGTAATACATATCTTTTGTCTTTAGCACCTGCTTGAGCAAGTAGTGAACCCATAGAACACGCTTGACCCATCACAGTAGTTGATACTGGAGATGAAATAAACTGCATAGTATCATATATTGCCATGCCAGAAGTCACTGCACCACCGGGTGAATTGATATAGAAATGAATATCTTTTTCTGAATTTTCTGCTTCTAAGAACAACAACTGGGCACAAATCAAGTCTGCCTGATAGTCATTTACTTCACTTGTCAGAAATATAACTCTTTCTTTCAGCAAACGAGAGAAAATATCATAACTACGCTCTCCACTTGTTGACTGGTCAACGACCATTGGTACTAAATTTGGCATTATTTTATCCTTAGTTGTGTTTAATAATATTATTTAGTACTATAATAACAGAATTGAGTCTATTTGTCAATCTAAAACTACGAATATTATGTGGAGATAAATACATGTAACATAAACTACAGAGAAAAAAAGAGTTATGGCGTTATACAGCGGTTTCAGTACCAAAAACAAAAAGGCGATAAACCACGAGTTACAAGATAAAGACTTAGTGATTGAAGACCTGATGAACCAAATAATGACCCGAAAGGGAGAACGTGTCATGTTGCCTAATTATGGGTCGATTATACATGAGATGACGTTTGAGCCATTGACTGAATTGACAACTGAATTAATTAAAGAAGACCTAACCAATATTATAAATGATGACCCGAGATGCAAATTTGTTAGTATACAAGTAGCAGACTCTGACCACACAATAAATGCTATTTTGAAAATTGAAATTCTACCGTTCAACGAGCCAGTAGAATTAAATATAGATTTAGACAGAGAATAACAGAGAGAACGATATGAGCCAAGAACGTACAGACAATCTATTCGCAAGTGAAAGTTGGACAGCGGTATATACTGCCTATTCAAACATCAGTCTTAAAGCATATGACTTCGATACCATTAGAACTGCATTACTAGATTACACAGCACAAACTTATCCTGAGAAATTTAATGACTTCGTAGCGAGTTCTGAGTTTATCGCAATCTTAGACTTGGTTGCATATTTAGGACACAGTCTATCATTCAGATTAGACATGAACACTAGAGAAAACTTCATGGACACAGCAGAACGTAGAGCAAGTGTTCTTCAGATGGCTAAATCTCTAGGTTATAATAAAACTAGACCAATCAACGCAAAAGGTTTTATGAAAATCTCCAGCGTTTCAACTACTGAAGCAGTTAAAGATAATGAAGGTGTCTCTCTCGCCGGCAAAACTATTAACTGGAATGACAGTAACAATGCAGATTGGTATGAAAACTTTATTAGTATTCTAAATTCTTCATTCGCTGGTAATACAAAAATTCAAAACCCATCTTCAGAATTAACAATCGCAGATGTAGAACATGCATTGTATGAAATAAATGAAGACACATTATCAAAGAATATAAATTATTCTTTCGGAGCAAACATCTCAGGTGCAAATAGAAACTTTGAGGCAGTTCGTGTTGTTGCAGACAAACTTACATCAACAATTTATGAAGATGAGCCAAATGCTAATAAAAACTTTACAATCATAAACAGAAATGACAACCTAGGTTCTTCAAGTGACAGAACTGGTTTCTTTGTTTACGCTAGTGCAGGAACATTACAGTTACAAGATAACAATTATAGTACTGTAATTTCTAACAGAATAGCGAAAGTTGAAGACATTGATATATCACACACAGACGTTTGGGTACAAAAAATAAATTCTCAAAAACAGTATGTCTCTAGTGTTACTAAAGTAGACAATAACACACGTGAAACTGCAATTTACAATGCATTAAGAAGTGGCTCAGGCGATATAGTAAGTGTCACTACATTAGACAATAACTCAATTCAACTTACTTATCCTGATGGTATATTTGGAAACGCCGCATCAGGTGGATACAGAACTTGGTATAGAAAAGTAGATAATGATGATTTCTCTGTAAATGCAAGTGATATTACAAATTCAATAATAACAATTCCATACGTTGCTACTGATAATAGAGTTTATAGATTAACATTTACACTAACAAGTACTAGAGACTTTACTGAAAACTACTCTGGTGAAACATACGCAAGTGTACGTAGAATTGCACCAAGAAGTTATTACTCACAAGATAGAATGGTAAACGCACAAGATTATAATGTTTACCCATTAACACTTGGTACTAATGTTGTCAGAAAATTAAAATCAGTTAATACATCATTCGCAGGAAACTCTCGTTTCTTTGAGATGGATGACGTATTAGGTCATCACTCTAATCTAAGTGTAACAGGTTCAGACGGTACATTGTTTGTAGAAGATGAAACAATAAAAATGCCATTGAGATATAATAAGACACAAGGTAATAGTGACAACTTCATTAGAAATGAACTTACAAAAGCAATCAAACATCCAAGTCTTTTAAATTATTTCTTCTATCAGAACAAAGATAATGTAGCAGTAAACGTTGCGATTGCATTATCATACTCAGTTTCTACCAGTGATACAATGGTGATTAACACTAACATACCTTCATCTACAGCGACAATATATGAAGGAGATATGTTTGAATTGCAAGTTGGCACAAATATGACTTGGGCAAAAGTTATCACTTGTTCTGCCGCTTTATCTGACGGTTCAAAGAACTATACATTAAACAAAGCAATACCAGATAATGGTACAGTAGTACGTGCAGTTAGAGGTCTAAGAACAAGATT